CCCATATGTTCGGCGTGTTTCGAGAAGACATGTCGTTCACCGACCGGCAGGAGGCGATGGTGCACTGCTATTACACCACGCGCTCGCAGTTGCGCAACGACCTTATCAATCATCCTAACATCGAAAAGATATTGGCAAGTATTCAGCCAGAGAAGAAAGACCTTTCCACTGAAAATACCGGCCTCGATCGCATCATCCTGGTCAACAGCATGCCCAATATCCAAGGTAATGTTGATCTGAATTTCGGCGCACGATACCAGATGGCACCGCAGGTCGATGAGGAACTGGTGGAAATGCAAGAGCTCTGGATCTGGGATGACGAAATCAACGATTACCGAGTAATCACGCGCGCGGACAACCGCGTGACGATCTACGATCGCAAAAACTTCTTTGTCGACGGCGAAAATCCATTCGTGCAAATTTGCCCTAACCCGATGTACGGCTACTACTGGGGCATGTCGGAAGTGTTTGGTCTGGTTGGACTACAAAAATGGCGTAATGAGCGTGTCGCCCAGATGCGAAAATTACTCGACAAACAGGTTTCTCCGCCCAAGGTGTACACCGGCTCCGGCATCCAAGATGAAAAACTCTATGGGTTTGGCATGGCAGGATCATATCTGTCCGTCAACGATCCTATGGGAAAATTTCAAGAGTTGCCGCCCACCATGCCAAGTGACATTTTTTCCGAACTGTCTCAAATTGATGAGATGTTCGCAGAGCGCTCCGGCCTGCAAAATCTTCTGCAAGGCAAGGGCGAATCTGGCGTGCGTTCTGGACGTCAGACGTCGGAATTAGCCCGGCTTGGCTCGGCGCGCATCAAAAAACGCGCCCTGATTATTGAGGACGCTCTGGAGAAAATGGCTACGCTGTACCTCAAGGCCAAGCGCGTCTACGACGATCGAAAGTACAAAGATGAGGACGGCGTGACGTTCATCGCCAACCAGTTCCCTGACGATAGCGTTGTGAAAGTGGACGGACACAGCAATAGTCCGCTCTTCGTGGAAGATCAAAAAGCCATCGCAGCGGAATTGCTGAAGGCTAAGGCGATAGACAGGGAGAGCTACCTGGAGATGGTCGACCCGCCGATGAAGGAGGTCCTATTGCGCCGTCTGAAAAATATGGAGGAGAAGGAGGCGGCTGCCTCCAAAGCAAAGGCGCAGCAAGAGTTGCAAATGGAGCAAGCAAAACATAGTGGCGCCGCCGGATTAAAGCAGGTAAAATAAATTCGCACGGAAGGTGTTGGCTGCCTGCCTATAAAACGGTGGCCGTTTCCTACTATGGAGGATACTATGCGTAAAGGTCGCAAGAAAGGTCGTAAGCACGGCCGTTAATCGGGTGTGAAATTTTTACCAATCTCAATCGATATGGAGGGCATCATGGCACGAGGCAAGCGCAAAGGCCGTAAAGGTCGCAAGTAATCAAGAAAGAGGCGTCAGACTCTTTTGATTAGATTAATTGATTTCTATACGGTATTGGTATAGCATTCATGAAATTAATGTGGAGTCCGACAAATGAATCCAGTCGCTTACGGCGGTAACGCAGTTGCAAATGCGAGAGAGCAAGTTTTTTGCTTTGATGCGAAAACGTGTGGAATCCGCAGAGTCGTTGGCGTCATGCTAGGCGTGAACGTTAATCAGACCAACACCGATATTGCAATACCCCTATTCCTTCTGCCCGGATCGAACTTTGTTCTCCGTGGCGTTCAGCTCAACAATGCTTCGATCTCCCTGACGACTGCTACCGCAGGCGTTTTTACTGCGGCCGGTGGTACAGGCACGACGCTTGTCACGTCCGCAGCTCTTTCTTCTCTGACCTCCTCGACCGTCAACCTGGATATGACATTGGCGACGCAGGCGGTGGTGTTAAACCAAACGACTCAAGCTAATGTGTTGTATTTCCGCGTAGGCACTGCGCAGGGCGCGGCCGCAACCGTTGATGTTTATCTGTGGGGAGATACGTTGCCATGAGTTTTCTGTACCTCTACCTTGCTGGCGCGATGGTGTTCATCGTTATTAATGGGATGTCCTAATGCCTGATATGCCGCCTGAATTGATGAATTTGGTTGCTGGCGGTGCCGGAAAGTCTGCTGCCCCTCCTGCGCCCGGAGCACCTGCTGGTATTCCGGGTATGCCTGGTGCTGCTGGCGCTGGCGCGCCTGGCGGCGCCATGCCTGTATCTGCGCCGATGTCGACGCCACAGCCTAAAGCTGGCGACAAGCAAAATGCGCTGATCAATGTGTCACTGGCGATGGATCTTTTAGAGCAAAGTCTGCCAGCGCTCGGCTCGGAATCGGAAGAAGGTCAGACAATTCTTGATGTTTTGCGTAAAATGAGTGGAAAATTTGGCGCGGCGCGCAATAAATCGCAAGATCTAGTCCCGGCTGAACTAATGCAATTGATGCAAAATTTACCGCAGGCGGGTGGAGCAAGCCCGATGCAAAAAGCGTTACAACAACCTGCCGGGCCAAAACCTCCCGGCGCTATGTAGGAGCTATCATGTCTGAAAACACATTGTTCAAGCCAAAGAATGCGCCGATCCGTCAGCCGCTGTCGGACAAGCGTGTGCATGGTGCGATGGTCAATCCACCTCGTTTGCCTGAAGTGGGCCAAATGAAGCTGGGTAATTCCATTAGCCGCAACGACATGAGCTTGAAAAAGCCTGGCGGCACTCGCTAATTCAACCATCTCACCGTCAGGAGAAAAATCATGTCGCTCGAAGGTAAATCAGCAGAAGAAATCGCCGCATTGGCAGAATTGGCCCAGTCCTTGGCATCCAATCCGGCTACGCGTATGGGGTTCCTGAATTTGACCAAAAAGGCCAATCCAGGCACGCACATCCCAGAAATTGACATCCCGAACCAAATTAACACCCATTTTCAGGCCGGATTGGCCCGTTTAGGCGCCCTTGAGCGCGAAAATGAGCAGATGAAAATTCAAAATTCGATCCTGGCAAAACGCCAATCGCTGATCGAAAATGGCGTTTCGAAGAAGGATATTCCTGAAATCGAAAAGCTGATGCTGGAAAAGAAGATCCCAGACCACGAAACGGCCGCAGAATTCTACAAAATGCAGCAAAAGTCGGCAATTCCAACACCGGCGAGCACGTTAGCCGGAAACCGCGTCAACCACATGCCCGCGATGGACTTAAAGCCATTCAACGGAAACATTAACGACTGGGCGCGCAATGCCGCATCCAAGGCCATCGATGAAATCAAGGCCGGTCAGATTAAATTCTCTTAAAGATAGGAGCACACCATGGCAGTCCTAGGTCAAGGCATAATCCCGAGCGGCGCGACCGCCTCAGAGCTTACGGCGGTCACTCGCCGTGCATTTGTACCTAAGCTGGTGGTGCAACTCTATAACTCGACTCCGCTGCTTGCGGCGTTGATTGCCAATTCTCAGCCTGCCTCCGGTGGCGTATCCAGCGTTTCGGTGCCGGTGCAAGGCGCTCAGTTCGTCAATGGGCAATGGTCGGATTACTCCGGCGCGTTTTCTCAGCCTGGCGTGCAACAAGGCGCATTCCTGTCGGAATTCGACCTGAAACTGTTGATGGTGCCGATCCCATTCCTTGGCATGGAAGCAGCGGTGCAGCTTGACTATGCGGTGATTCCGCTGATCGAAGCCCGTATGAATGACGCCTCTAACGTCATGTGCGATCTGATGTCGACGGCGCTGTACAACAACACCAGCAACAACCAGCAATTCATCGGCCTGCCGGGCGCCATCGACGACGGAACCAACTTGGTCACTTACGGCAACATCAACCGTAATACCTCCACCTATTGGAAGTCCAAGGTATATGCGGCGGGATCGGTCAATCCGACGCGTCAAAATGTGCTCCAGTACATCGTTGGCGTCACCAAAAACTCCGCAGAAAAACCAACCTTTGGCCTGATGGGTATGGGAACATGGGCTCTCTTGGCGCAAGACTTCGTCGGTCAAGAAAATTACCAAGTTACTCCAAATAGTTCTTTCGATGGCGATCCGGGCGGCCCGCGTAGCGCCTTCACTGCTCTGATGGTGGCAGGTGTTCCGATCTATCCAGATCCGTACTGCCCGGAAGGTATTTTGTACCTGCCGAACACGAATTACATGAATTTGTACATTCACGAACAGGCCTCGTTTGCCTTTACTGGCTTCGAATCCACACTGTCGAATTGGCAGTTGGGTTACGTCGGCGTGCTGTTGACCATCGCTGAATTGGTATGCACCAAGCCTAAAGCGATGGGCCGGGTGAGTGGTTACAACTCGCTTAGCCTTTAATCGGAGAATATTATGGGTATGAACAAAATCGGATTTCCTGGCATCGCGCCTCTGCCGTCGAATATCAATCTCGGCCAGAATTCCACCACGCAAAACATCCAGCAGCTTTATGGCAATCAATTGCCTATCGCTTTGCCACCTGCCGAGACCTACCTGATCCCACAAGGTCAGTACATCGTCACACAGGGCCTCTACACCTGCATCCAGTATTACGACACGGCTGTTGCCATCTGGCGTAATCTGCGCGCTGGCTATGGTCCGCATATGCTGTCTTCCGATGGTGCAAACTATCGACTCGCCAATTTGTCCGGCTGCCCTGTTGGCGCGATTGTAACTGCTGGTGGTGCCAATGCTTCGAATGTTGCCGGATTCTATCCTGCCGCAACAACAAACGGCATCGCCCCGAATTCTGCCTACACCTGCGTGGCTTCTGCCGGTGGTTCTACATGGAACTTCTGGGTCGGTGGCGCTGTGCAAAGTAGCCCCACTATCACCGCTGGCGGTACGCTCTATACCGT